TAACTTTGCGTGACCTGTTTGCTGTGCCATTCGATAGCCATTCTTAAAGCCAGTTCGATAAAGCATAAGTTCTTTCTCTGTTAGTTCTGTATACATTGGTGCTTTTAATGCAGTCTTAATTTGAGTTATGATTTTCATTTGGCGTATGACCTCCTATTGTTGTTTGCACAACTTGTTGTTGTTTATTTATAAACACTCTAATTAAAGAGCTATAAGTTTATCTTTAGTCTGCTCGATCTTCCATATCAATCTAAAGCTATCTGACTGATACTTCTCCATCTTTCTTTTTGTCTCAAGATACTTCTGATGTTTTCTCTCCTGAAGATCTCTCAACTTTTGCAGACGATTTTTTAATTGTATCATCTTCTTTTTTTACTCTTGTAAAATCAATCTTAACGTCATTGATTTTTACTTCTACAAACTCACCAACATTTGTTGGGTCTGCAGCCTTCTCGGCATCATCAAACTTTTCTATGTAAGTAAAGTTTGCGTTACCATTTTTATATCTAATGTATGTCATAAATAACCTCTTTGGTCAATTAGAATAATCTCTTTGTAATATAAACTCTAAATTTTGTATGGCTTTAAGTATATCCTCTTTGCCATTTTTATATCTGTGCCTTGATACATACTTAATCACGCAAGCTTCAGGAAATAAAAGATCGTTAGCTATGATGTATTCAATGGGTTGGATCTTAAAATGTTTGTAGTGTGAGCCACCAACTTGTTTATGTAAATCTTTTTTCTTCATATTGTTTATTGGTCTAAGGCGTAGGAAAACAACTATTGGAAGTCAAGGGGATGACTAAAACCCACGCCTTAGATGATCAAGATATTTCTCGTTGATTAGTATCTTGATGGTCTATTATTACCATAAGCCGCAGGTTTTGCATAAGGTTTTCTCTGTGCAAAAGATTGTTGCTTACTTCCACCTGATGATCCTGCCGAGCCGCTATTATCTTGCGGTGTTAATACGACATTGATACCACCAGTTAGTGTTCCATCTTCCGCAACATCATCAAATGCAGCTTGGTTATACCAAGTACCATTTATGTTTGCAGACACTCGCCAAGTTTTTCCAGGCGGTGACTTAGGATTGATGGGTGCGACAAAGCTAGGTCGATTATCGCCTGGCTGTTTGTCAGCATTGGGAATAAGTTTTATATATAACTTTTCCATTTATATTTTCTCCTGTTGGTTTATATTATCCATTCTAGTTTGATAGACATCATCTAGATCCCTATAAACTGATGGATGATTTTTTAAAGCAGACTCAAATTGTTCCTTATATTTATGATAACGTAAGCTCTTTAGCCTAGTTATGTGAGGTGCTTTATTCATCTCACTAACAATTTGATCTACTGGTACGCTACTCTTTTGAGTAACGTCTTTAACTTCTTTAGATACTGGAATGTTTAGTGCATCATATTCTTCTTTAGAAGTGATGTCACTATCTAGTATACCAAAGAAACTTAAAGCTCTTGATATTGCAAAGCTCTCTGCCATAGGCAAAGCACCTTGTATGTAAGTTCCATTTTTCTTTTTGAATTGCTTGTAATGACCTGTTGCCAATGTTCTTTCAGGGTCATAAGAAATGATCTTACATTTTGCAATGTAATATTCCTCGTGTTCAAAGACGGATGTATCAAAACCATAATCACTACCCATTACTTGTCTAAAATATTTTATCTTAGACCATAGTGAAACTGTCTTTAATCCATTTTGATTAATGTAAACTCCATCCCTACGACAGAGTTCGTTTATTCTTTTTATTTTTTCAATCATAGTTGTTTGCTCCTTTTTTAGTGGTGGTTGTCATTCCTTGTTAATGAACTTAAAGAGAGAGCATCTGCAAGAAATGACTGTAGCTGACCACCGCAGCTCAGAAAGTTGATGCTCCCATTCCGTAATTTTATTATCCCCATAATTGTTTTGTAATTTCAATTTGTTCAGGTGTTAAATCCTTATAGTAATAAGGGTGATTGTAATCAGGTTCTTCCACATACTGTGCCATTACCTTTGGATCACCATCAGATAAAAGTAATAACCTTTGTATCATTAATGCTTTCTTAACTAGCTTATCATAAACATAATCTAAATAATCAAAGGTTAGTTTCTCATTGGTGTAATCAAAGATTTTATATTCTTTATCGTTAACATAAAATAGGTAAGGTCTTTTCTTTGTTGCCATCCAATAGAAAGCTACTTGTGCCACGTGATTTTCATCAGGTTGTTCAGGTAATTTTTGAGTGTATAAACTAAATCCATTTTTACCTGCTCTAACGTAAGGCGGTTTCGATTTCATTTCTGCAAATAAGTTATCTGACTCGTAATCTATTCTGCCTAGAATATCCATCAACAAACCATCAGGAGATGTGTGAACGTATCTTTCGCATTGTAATTTTTGTAGACCAAAGATTTCTTTTACTGCTTTTAATGTTTGTTCGATGCAAGGCTTGGCAAGTTCAATCATATTTTCTCTTGACCATTTATCTTTGTCATCTCTAATCTCTTGTTGATTGATTTGCTCTAGTTCCTCTGCAAAGATTTCATCCTTTGATCTTGGTGTTAGTTCTATTTTCTTATCACCAACGAATAAATATTTTGCAATTAATTTTTGTACTGTGTTGTTTGTTAAATTTCCAAAGTGCATTTTATAACTTGCAATGGATTGTCTTCTCATTGCCTGAGTGCAACAAAAATAATTAATCATCCACTTAGGAGTGGGAAGTAAAAGTTGTGATGGAGAAAAATGATCTGAACCCTCACCACCTGATAAGGTTTTCATAACCTTTAAAAGTTTATTTTTTTGAGTTGTCATAATGTTGTTTTAAGTTCTTCTAACAAAGTTTATCCACTTTGTCTATAGCTATTTTTCATTTGATTGTTTATAACTTATTTGGTAATAATCGGCAAACAAAACAATAACAATAGGACAACAATGAAACTAGAAAAATGGATCAAGGATAATAAATATTCCTATGCCAAAGCCGCAGATCATTTTAAAATACAAAACATAAATCCTGCAACGAATGTTAATCGCTATGCAAAGGGTGAACGAATACCTCATCCAGTCATAATGAAAAAGATTTATGACGCTACTAATCAACAGGTAACACCGCAGGATTTTTATGAGCAGTACTGGGAAAAGAACAACATTTAATCATAAGCTAGTTAAGATTACTTGGTGGGATATTAAATCATCTGAGAAATCTTGGATAGCTGAAGACGAAATAATGAAAGAGGACATAGCCATTTGTTATGATGTTGGTTGGATATGGAAAGAAACAAAAGATAAGCTATGGTTGTTTACTTCCTATTCATTTGATGAATTAGAAATGGATGTAGGCGGAGTGACTACCTTTCCTATGGGTGTAATAAAAAAGATAGAGGTCATAGAATGACAGACATAGATATGTTTACTGACTACAAAGGTAAGATTAAGAAACTAAAAAAACAAATTGAAACTCTAAAGAAAGAAATTGATACGCTAAAACAAATCATAGAATTTCAGGAGCTACAATTAGAACAAAAGGAAGATCTATCTTAATGGCACGCTACACCTACGCATTTTCCAATGGTGTTTATAATGATTGGCATAGAAAATATGATGGTATTGCTATGATAGATGTTGATAGCATAGAGGTTTGTCCTGATTGCTATGAACCTTTGGCAATCCTTGAGACTTGTTATGATAAAGGACAACAATACAAGGCTACCACCCTCGTTTCCACCCTTGCTAGACGCCTAAAGATACCTAGTTTTTTAGTTTTTTATAAGAAAGTGGGTAATGACACCCTGTCTTTTAGGATCAAGCGTCTATGGCTTTCTAATGCAGAGTATGAGTTAATGAATGAGGAACAATGGGTCAATGTTTTATATGATTTACAAGAGGAACATAAGGACTGTTGCATAAAGGCAACACCACACAACATATAGTTAATGAATAAAAAATACACACCACATATACGAATACCTTTTAGTTTATTTGATAGTCCAGAGTTTAAACAAATTCCTGACACATATAAGTCTAATTGTCTGTCACTTTTAATGTGCTTACTAAAGTTTGTTAATAATAGGACAGGTAAATGTTATCCTAGACAATCTACCATATCTAGTATGATTGGGTTATCACGAACCACTATATACAGAGCTACATTAGAATTAAAAAAAGCAAAGATTATACAAATTAAAAGGTTATCTTCAACCCTATTATACAAGATAGAGCCTAAGTTTATTTATGGTTATGTTTCAAATTTAAACAATGATGGTGCAAAATTAAACAATGATGTTTCAAATTTAAAGACATTAATAAAACATAACACTATATCCAACACTACATATATAACTAACATTGTTAGAGAGGTGCTTAGCAATAAAGCGGCTACGAAAGATGACATTATTAATAAATTAGCTACCCTACCTACTGCCAGACTTGAACAAGCTATTAAAGAAAAGGATAATATTTTGTATTGTAAGGCGGCATTAGAGGTTCAATCTAAGAAAGGTCAGAAGCTCGTGGACTTACCAAGTAAATTGATCTTAGAAAACATTAGAAAGAAAACAAACTTTGCTTATCAAAGAGCAATAGAGAAAAGGAAAAGAGACGATGGCAGGCAGAATAGGTCAAAAGATTTACTGCGAAGCAACCTCAAAGCAAAGCGGTAAGCGGTGTAGAGCTAAAGGGTACTTCACGCCTACTTCTAGGCGTTTTCTTTGTAGATTTCATAAGCAAACAAAATCCACAGATGCTAAGACTAGGAAATACAAAGGACTTTTTAAAAATAATAATGTAAGTATTGAGAATAAGATTAAACTACTAAAAAACTTAAAGAACTTTAAACATAAAACAGATGACGAAATCAAAAGATATATCCTCGAGGAACAACAACGATCTAGTCGTTTCGGATATAGAACTAAATACTATACTCGACACTATCGCAGATGGAAAAGAAGTTTCTCACCGAGTAATCAAAAATACATTGGGGATCAGCTCTCGGAAATGGCAGACATTCTTAGAAAAAAATCCCAAAGTAAAAGCTGAGTTTGAAAAAGCACAAGAGACAGGGATTAAAGTTTTAGTCGAGAAGATGTTAGACATTTTTAACTCTGAACATATGGACTTATCACCGAATGAATTGTTATTTATTAGGGAAAAGAAGGACTTTTTAAAATGGTTATCACCTAAGATTTCTAGTCTATTTCAGGATAAGCAAAAGTTGGATGTTAGGTCTGACAGTACAATTAAAATTAGTTGGGAGGATAACTCAAACGATTTGATTGATGTGTCAGGGGATACCATTGATGTACCCCCTAACAATAAAGATTAATT